AGCTCATCCCGTTTTTTGTTTATACGTATTTTCAAAATATCTTTATCTTCAATATCTATTGAATGAGATATATTTAATTTAGAACATATTTCATATAAAACAAACAGATTAAATTCATCTGCCGCTACTGTAGCCTGCATATATAAATCAGTATGCTCATCTGTTTTTGCTTTATCTGGATGAGTTACTTTAGCAATTTCACGATATAATTTTTTTACTTTATCCTTTGTAGTTTTATCCACTGTAGATGGATCTATTTTATCCTTTTTTGGTTTTTCTTGGGGTTGAGTTGGGGGTGGAGGAGGAGGTGTATCTCCACGTGTATTTCGTATTTTATTTAAAAATTCTTCCCTATTACTTTCAACAATTTCCCTTTTATATTCTTCATCTAGTAACAAAAAACTATATTCTTGTAATAATTTTTGTACCTCAAGTTGCTCTAGTCGTTTGCTCATATTTATAAATATTTATCATTGACTTATATTTATAAGGGATATGCCATCAAAACGAAAACCCAACCCAAAATCACAACGTCAAATCTCAAATGATTTGATAAACCCATATGTTAACCCTGAAAATGGAGAAACTAGAGGTAACCCAAATATTCCTTCAAATTTTGATCAATTCACAGCAAATGAACAAAATGGGGTTGGATTTAATCGCTCAAATCAACTTTCATTTAAAGGAGATACAACAAAACCATTTACACTTGGATTTGAAGATATAGACGAATCTATAATGTATTACTTTGAAAACGTAATACGCCCTTATGTTGTCCAAAATGGAAATAGACTCCCAGTACCTATAATTTATGGTTCACCTGAGAGATGGAAATCAACACAAAAAGACGGATACTATAAAGATAAAAATGGCTCTATTATGGCACCGTTAATTATGTTTAAACGTAGTGGAATAGATAAAAATAGATCTTTAGGTAACAAATTAGATGCAAATTCTCCAAATTTATACACTTCTTGGAAAAAAGTATACAACCCTAAAAATTCCTATTCAAATTTTGACGCATTAAATAATAGAGTACCAACAGAACAATTTATAGTTAATGTAATACCTGATTATGTTACTATAAGTTATGACTGTGCTATACAAACATATTATGTATCTCAATTAAATAAAATAGTTGAAGCAATAAATTACGCATCTGACTCATATTGGGGTAATCCTGAACGTTTTAAATTTATGGCTACCATAGATTCATATTCAACCCCAATAGAAATTACAGACAATACAAGTAGAATAGCAAAAGCTACATTTACTTTAAATATTAAAGGTTATATTATACCAGATAGTATTCAAAAACAAATAACCGCTATTAAAAAATACAACAGTAAATCTCAAGTTATTATTGGATTAGAGGTAGAAGGAGTAGGAGAAGAATTTATAGCTTCCCAAACTAAAAAATCTTCTGTACTCTTTGCTAGCTCACCAAGTGAAACTACTGCTAGTCCGTTTAATCAAGGAACATTAGATTATCTTAATTCAAATATAACAATGATGGGAACATTTGTTGATGTACAAACAGCAACATTCCCAGCAGGTTGGTTAACAGCCCCACAAACCCTACCTCCAACTTCAATTAATGATTTTTCATTTTTTATAAATGGTGTTTTGATACCTAATTCTTCTGTTATATCGTTTACCCAATCTAATGGAGTGTCAACTTTAGTTTTAGACATATCATTACTAGGATATTCACTAGATCCAACTGATGTGATAACATCCATAGGAAAGTTTAATCCTTAATTAATTAAACATATTTATAATAAAATAATAAAATGGCAAATATTTTATCTAAAGTTAATATTCTTACAGGAAATACCGTTCAAGACTATCATGTTACACAATCAATAGATGCTTTTACAGGAACTGAAGCATATGACATAACATTATCCGGTTCTTTTACCCTAACAGGACCCCTTGATGTAACCGGAAATACCAGAATTTCAGATTCTTTAATTGTAGAAGGTTTAACAGATACACCTCAAACTAATGTAGTAACTATAGATACATCTACAGGTCAATTTTATTACACATCATCAACAGATTTAGATATAACTGCTAATACTGCATCTTATGCTTTAACAGCTTCATACGTAGATCTAGTTGCTGGCCCTAATGTTACCATCAACCAATCAGGAACTTCATTTGTAATCTCAAGTTCAGCAGGATTTCCAAGTGGAAATGACACAGAAATTCAATTTCAAACTGGAAGTAGTGAATTAGGTGGAGATTCTTCATTTAAATTTATTTACTCTTCCCAAAGTTTCCAACAAGGAGAAAACGTAACAGTTAATAGTAATTATTCACATGCCCAAGGAAAACAAACAATAACAGCAGGAGACCATTCCCACGCTGAAGGATTTCTTTCTATATCATCAGGTTCTTTTTCCCACGCTGAAGGAAGAGGTGCTATATCTCGAGGAAATTTTTCACATGCTGAAGGGTACCAATCTATTTCTACTGGAGATTATTCACATGCCGAAGGATATCAATCTACCTCCCCAGGTATGTATTCACATGCTGAAGGATATCAAACAACATCTTCCGGTGATTACTCACATGCTGAAGGTACAAGCACAATCTCAACAGGAGACTTCTCACATGCTGAAGGTAGAAGTACAACCGCTACTGGAGATTACTCACACGCTGAAGGTAGAAATACAATTGCTTCTGGTTCTCATTCACACGCTGAAGGAAGTAGTACTTTATCTTTAGGAACATATTCACATGCTGAAGGTCAATCTACTGTATCAATAGGATTTGCTTCTCATGCTGAAGGTACTCAAACAAATGCGGGAGACGATTTTGCTCATGCTGAAGGTCAATTAACTCAAGCTTTAGGAGTAGCATCTCATTCTGAAGGTTATGCTACAATTGCATCTGGCTCTAACTCACACGCTGAAGGTACTCAAACAAATGCAAATGGAGCTGCATCTCATGCTGAAGGAATAGATTCAACCTCAGTAGGAATATCTTCTCATGCTGAAGGTAATACTACATATGCTGGAGGAAATTTTTCACATGCTGAAGGATCATACACTTCAGCTTCTGGACTATCATCTCATGCTGAAGGATCCTTTACAACAGCTTTAGGAAACTATTCACACGCTGGTGGTTTAAATACAGTTGCCTCTGGGGCATATCAAACAGTAGTAGGGCAATATAACACTCAAAATGACACTACTTCATTATTTGCTGTAGGAAATGGTAATGGAGGTACTCGTTCTACTGTATTTAAAGTTTTATCCCAAAACCCACTTTCGGGTTCAATAGTAGTTCAAACCCAATCAATTGCACCCGGTTGGACAGGAGAAGAAGGAGAAATAGTACCTGTAAAAATTGGTGGAAGTTGTTATCTATATGTTTTTATAGGAGGAACCTGGAAATCATCATCATTATCATAAAAATAAAATAAAATGGAAGTTACAGAAAAACAGTTTTTAACAGAAGAAGAAATAAAAACATTAAGAGAAATTCAAAACGAAACTCAAGCAGTAGTAATAGAGTTAGGTGAAATTGAAATGGTTAAACTACAATTAGAAACCCGAACAAAAAATGCTAGAGAATTTTTAACTCAAGTTGAAAATAAAGAAAAAAATTTCTCCCAATCTATATTTGAAAAATATGGTAAATCCAACATTAATCCAGAAACTGGAGAAGTAATCAAATTGGCTTAAAAAATACCATATTTATAATAAAATAATTTATTCAAATGGCAGAAACAATTGTATCACCCGGTGTATTAGCTATAGAAAATGATCAATCCTTTATAACCCAACAACCTATACAAGTAGGTTCTGTTATTGTAGGACCAACTGTAAAAGGTCCTGTTGGTATTCCTACTGTGGTTACTTCATATAGTGATTATTTAAATAGATTTGGTGCGACATTTTTAAGTGAAAGCCAAACATATTCGTATTTTACTTCAATTGCTGCATATAATTATTTTAACAATGGAGGTACCTCTCTATTGATTACTCGTGTAGTAAATGGAGATTTTACCCCTGCAACATCATCAACTATCCCTACATCAACAGCTGCTACATCGGCTTCTGTTAATTTAAATTTAACATATGTTTCTGCTAGTGTAGCTTCCGTAGGTTCAAGTTCATTTGGTGTAAATGGAATTACATTTTACTTTACAGGATCTACCGTAGCAAATACTTCAACAACTGTATATGTTAATACTTCTTCATTTGCTAGTTCAACTATAAATGATTATGTTGTAACCTCTTCTACTATATTTAACGCTAGTAGTTCTGCAACTTCATATAGTGGTTCATTACAATATATTTCTTCAAATGCATCTTCTCCAAATATAGTATTTACTTACATAGGTTCAAATGGATTAACAGGGAATTTACAATATGTAACTTCTGGAAGTACTACAACATATTTCTCTGGAGGCACAAATACTGAAGCATTTGTATTAGAAACATTATCTGAAGGTGAAATCATGAATAGTGATGGAACATTATATGCTAATGGAACTTTAGAAAATGGAACCCCGAATAATGTTAGATGGCAAATAGTTTCACCTAATGTTAACAATGGTACATTTTCCCTAGTTATTCGTCAAGGAAATGATTCTAGTCTTACACCTTCTATTTTAGAAACATTTGGGAATTTATCATTAGATCCATTAGCTAGTAATTACATTGAAAAAGTAATTGGTAACCAATACGAAACTGTAGAAGAAGATAATGGTGAGTATTATACTCAATTAAATGGAGATTATCCAAATAAATCTCGCTACGTAAGAGTAAAACAAGTAAATGCCCCTACCCCAAATTATTTTGACAATACAGGAAACCCAAAACCACAATATACAGGATCAATTCCAACAGTTTCCAATGGTGCTTTTGGAGGCGCTCTAGGTAATATTGTTTCCCCTACATTATCGGGATCATATTACGAAAACATAACTAATGAAAGTATTCAAGGAATATCCCCTTCAGATTATACTTCATCAATTTCATTACTAGCTAATAAAGATGCTTATAGATATAATCTTTTAATAGCTCCTGGTTTAATAGCAGATGAAAATTTCTACCCAGATCATTTTCCTGTTATATCTCAAATGATAACCACTGTTCAAAATAGAGGAGATTCTATGACAGTAATTGATTTGGTTGGATATGGATCCCCTATCCTCCCAGTATTATCTAATGCTTTATCTTTTGATACTTCATATGCTGCAGCATATTGGCCTTGGGTTCAAACAGTTGACCCTAATATATCTAGACAAACTTGGACCCCAGCATCAACATTGATCCCAGGAGTATATGCTTTAAATGATAGTTTAGCTAATCCATGGTCGGCACCTGCTGGAACTCAAAGAGGAGTATTAACTAGTGCTATAAGAGCTGAAAGATATTTAACTCAAGGAAATAGAGATGATTTATATGAAAACAATATAAATTCAATTGCTACTTTCCCTAACACTGGAGTAGTAGTATTTGGACAAAAAACATTACAGAAAAAACAAAGCGCATTAGATCGTATCAACGTAAGACGTTTGTTAATTGAATTAAAAGGATATATTTCTCAAATAGCAGATACTTTAGTATTTGAACCAAACAATATTGTTACAAGAAATAACTTTTTATCTCAAGTAAATCCATATTTAGCTTCTGTTCAACAAAGAAATGGTTTAACTTCATATAAGGTTATAATGGATGAATCAAATAACACTCCAACCGTAATAGACAATAACCAATTAATAGGACAAATTTATTTACAACCTACAAGAACCGCAGAATTTATAATTTTAGATTTTAATATCCTACCTACAGGTGCAACATTCCCAAGTTAATAATATATTTTAAAAAAAAGATTAATATTTATAATAAAAATACAAAATGGCAAATTTCTCAATTTCTCCAGGAGTAACAACAAATGAAATAGACAACACGTTTTTAACTAATACTGTTGTAGGAGCTAGTACAGCTATTATAGGACCAACTGTAAAAGGTCCTGTTAACATTCCAACATTAGTTACTTCTTATAGTGATTATCAATCTTTATTTGGAGATTCTATAATAAGTGGAAGTGATATCTACTCTTATTTTACTTCTATAGCAGCATACAGCTTTTTCAATTATGGAGGTAACTCATTACTAGTAACTAGAGTAGCTTCAGGTTCATATACTTCTGCAACCTCAGACATATATTCAGGAACTGGAACAACTTCAGCATCTATTTCAATCAATTTAACAAGTGCTGCAACAAGTGCTTACACTGCTTCTTTTAATGGAGTAAATGTAATACTTTCTGGATCATCTGCTCAAGATGTATTTAATAACGCTTCAGCATCGATTAATACTAATCCAACTATTAATAGTAGTGCTTCATTTAGTACTCCTAATATGTTATTAACAGCACTAGCTCAAGGTGTTGCTGGTAATTCATATTATTATACTTCTGGTTCTACTACAACTTTTTACACTGGTGGTACTAATTCTACAGCTTTTGTACTAGAAACCCTATCAGAAGGTGATCTTATGAATAATGGCACACCAGGAATAAGTGGATCATTATCATTAGGTTCAAAAGATAATGTTAGATGTGAAATTACTAACTCAAATACAGGATCAGGTACATTTAATGTAATAATTAGAAAAGGAAATGACACTACAGCGAATCCAGTAGTACTTGAATCATTTAATAATGTAAATTTAGATCCAAATTCATCTCGTTATATTTCTAAAGTAATTGGAGATCAAGTATTAAATTATAACAGCACTAATGTGCAAATGGAACTTTCAGGAAGTTATCCAAATAAATCCCGTTACGTTCGTGTTAAAGC